GCAGCGTCACGCTGGAAGGTCTGCACCTTGGTAGCACCAGCAGCAAGCGTGTTGCTGGAGTTGCTGACCGTGGTTAGAGCCGTCGTTCCGAGCAAGCCGGTGAAAGCACGCTTCAGGTCAGTTCCGACGATGGCGTCGAAGCTGGTGTAGTGGCCAGTCTGGTCGAAGATCGACTTGAGCAAGCCCTGCACACCTGCGTCCGTCAATCCGCTGGATGCACCAGTAAGGATCGAGGTCAGAGGAGTACGGAACTGCGAAGGGATGTCTCCGGGAGTAGGCGTGCCAGTACCAGCGTTGCTGATCCAGGTCTGCACACCAGCGGTGCGGTAGGCCTGAGTCGTGCCATTGTCCTGCTGCGAGAGCTGGTTCGACGTGAAGGTCGCTTCCATGTCACGCTTGATGCCAGTGATGCCCTTGCTGACGTTGTCAGCCAGTTCGTCACGCACACCTGCGACATCAGCGATGTCCTGGGTGAGCTTGGACACGCGCACTGCACGGCGGAACACCTGTGCGTAGTTCGCGAGTTCAGCGCGGTAGCCAACAACGTAGTTGTCGTAGCTGGAAACGTCCGTGCCGTCCACAACACCACCTACCTGAGGGGTAGGAAGCGAGTCAGACTGCCAGCGGAAGTACATATTCCCGGGCTTGCTACCTTTGCGAGCCATCGACGTAAAAGGAGTGTCCTTTGCGTCAACGAGCGCAATCATGTCCATCAGATCTTCGCGTAGACCGCGACCGCTAAGTTGGGGTTCAGTAAGAATAGCCATAAATAAGAGTAAAACTAAGTTTGATTGTTAAGGACTTACACAAGTCCCATTGCTTTAATCACGTCAGTCATCCCATCTCTTGAATTGTTCCGAATGAACGATTGCTTGGCTTTCTGAAGGTCCGTCTGGGTCGTCCTTGCCGGCGCCGCCTTAATAGACGGCTGTGCAGGGGCGCGTTTAATGGGTGCAGTTGGTTTCTTCTGTGCTTTCTTTTCGCCGTAGGCTTTGATTCCCATAACTAATAATCCAGCAACATGCTTCCAGTCTGCCCTGCGCTTTTTCAGCTCTGGGAACTCACGCAGAATCTGTTGAGCAGTTTGATACTCCTCAGTCTCTGGCTTGCTCCACCAAGGAAAGTCTTTAACTACTTCACCCTCGACGTATGTCTGCTGTTGCAGGTACTCTTCGCGGGCTGGCAGCTCGATTTCCTTGCGCCGAATTGCCAATCGTTTCATGCTGCGAACTTCCTGATCGGTTAAATCCTTCTCAGTTCCATCCGGCAGGGTAATTACTCCTCCGTCTGGGTTCTCTTCGCACCACAAAATGACATCCAACGCTCTCTGGCGCTCTTCCTTCACCTGTTCGATGGTGGACAAGCGTTCGACTGCATCGGATACGTCCACCTGCTTTGCCGGGGCCGAAGACTTTGCAGTCTCTAGCTCCCTTTGCAGTTCAGACAAACGCGACTTTTGCGCTTCCAATTCAGCTTGAGCGGCTTTCTTCGCAGCAACTAACTTGTTGATGCGCTTCTGTACGCCCTTACTTAACGAACTTTCTTCAGCTTCAGCTTCTTCAATGGGCTGATCGGCTTCCACCTCAGCTTCCACTTCCGAGTCCACAATTGGCTCCTCAGTGTCAACTTCAGGTTCAGCCTGCTCCTCTTTGGCGGGAGTCGCCTCCTTCTCGTCAAGGAAACCAGACTTGAGCAGGTCACTAAGACTTTGCTGGTCCAGCAAACCGAGTTTTTGTGCAACGGGTGTCGTTCCTGCCTCCTGACTCCCGGCGTCAGGCTGTGATTGTGCTTCGTTCATGCTAATAGGTAGCAAGTCCTTATTTAATCAAACCAGTAACGCTGGTTAGCCCGCTAGTGGCGTTATGCCAAATCTTCGTTATTAGTCAAGCCATTTAATTCTCTTGCTTGCTTTCTTAATTCAATAAGCGTGCTCAAAGTGAGATTAATCCCATCAGCTTGACCTGCTGAATGTATTCTATCTTCTCCTTTGCAGTCTTTACTTATAGCCATCATCCAGTGCTGTTCCTGCAACTGCTCGATAACTTTAAGCACTTCGCTCCAAGTATTGTTTTTCCCTGAAAAGCCAAAGGCATCCTTTTGATTTTCCGTCATTGTTGTGATACAGGAGTTACACCAATCCGGCCAATCTGCGCGTTCTGTTGTTGCATAACAGACATCTGAAGGCTCTTAACGTAGTTCTCAAAGAGCGCACGGAAGTTTTCATCCTGTTGCAACGCAGCCTGTGCTTTCGGGTTGGACTGCATCACTTGCTGCGCGTATTGCAGCTTAGTCTGTGCGGCAGGATCGTTCTCTTGGTACAGCGCCTCGTTGCCGAGTAGCATGTTGCCAATGTCACTTTGCACGCCCTTAAACATTTGCACACTGGCCTGCTGTTGGTTGACGATCAGTTCGCTTGCCATCTCAGGCGCGATAGCCTGGATCATCATCTCGGTAAGGCGCGTTCTGTTAAGCACGCCGCCCGTGTCGAGTTGGGCAACCTTCGTAAGGAAATCGATCTTTTGCGCGATGTACTCCTTGTCCATGTCCATCACGTCAAAGCGGACGTTAAGGTCGAACTCGTTGTGTATCTCAGACAAGCTCTGCGGCAACTGACCGCCGGTGACACGCAAGATCTCTTCCGGGCTCATGTACTGGCAGCACAACGCAAACATCTGCCGATAGATGTTACGCCAGCTAAGCAGCCAGCTATTGACGAGCAACTGCTGCAACATCTGCGTCTTGGCCGGTGGTACTATTGGGTTAATCGTGCCGAAGTAAGCTGCATGGTTAGCTTCAACTCGGTTGATCAAGTTAAACGCCACCGTGGGTTCACGCGCAGGCGGCTCCATGAAGCTGTAGTCCGTTGGGCTTACGACAGGCAACTGTACTCCTGGGCCCACCTTGTTGATGGCACCAATTCGTTTGACGACTTTGATGGGAGGTAGAGTCGAGAAGGCAGTATGATCCCGAATGGAGTCGTGCTGCGCTTTGACTTCGTCTTGATCAGTGCTAGCCAACTCGGGTATACCACGAGTATCAGTAATAGCGCGGCGCAACTGTTCACGACGGAATTCAACAAACGGGTATTCGCCGTGAGCGTAATCAAGTCGCTGATGGATAGCCCACGAGGCTGCATCTTCTTTTCGATTGGACGCAGCTTGCGGACAAAAAACGGTGAAGTAGATGGCGGGAGCTTTTCCGTCGAGACTCTTCGTGTAAGCATAAACAACCTCCACCATGTTCATGTAGTTTACGCCGTTGTAAACCAACATGGTTGTTGTTGGGAGCAGGTTGATGTTGTAGAAGGTGCTGCTCTTGCCGATCTGCTGAAGCGCACGCTCAACCCAGTCTGGATCCCAGCCTTCAGTCGTGATTTTCTCGCGCAACTCAACCTCGGACATCCATGTCCTGCGGTAGATTACCCGTGATCGCTGTAAGTCAGCCGTCTCCGGCGGAACGATGATCTCGTCCCAGGGCTTGAGCGCAACGATCTCAGGAAGATTGCGGCTGACGTACTCTTGGTCATACGTCGCACGGCCAGTCGTAGCCATCTCGTTAACCATGCGCTTGGCTTCCGAAGCGTCCAAGTCAGGTATTGCAGCTTGAAGTATCGCAGCAGCTTGATCTGGAGCGTCCAAGATCATCTGTGGCAGCTCGGCCAACACAGATCCCTGTGCCTGCGCAGCCATCTGGAAAAGTTCTTCAGCGGTAATCTCCTGTGTACGCTTGCTAATGTTCTGCTGCCAGCCTACAAAGAACGCGCTCCAGCCGTACTGCAAAGCGTACTGCGCCCCAAGTTCGGCCTCCTTGCGAAGTTCCTGCGGCATCTTAGAGTCGCGAATCCAGTGCAAAAGGTTCGTCGCAATGCCGCTAACCGGCGCGTCGTCGAGGGTAACGCCGGAAGCCCTGATGGTTGCACGCTGGAAGGCCGTAACAAGCAGTGCGGACAGTTCGTTGCAAGACGAGTCAATGAGGCGGTTGCGAACGTCGCTCGCACCTTCAAACGGCCATGCCGGACTGCCCTCGGGACGCGCAGTGCTGTGCTTTTTGCCGTCATCAGTCTGTCCTGCCCAACGAGCAAAACGGATGTTATCAAACTTCGTCACCAAGTTACCCTGCGACGAGTTAATCATCGAGCGGTTGTATTCGCTCAATAACTCGCCAATGTCAGGCGTATCAGAAGCAATAGCTAAAGGGTCAACTGGTGAGATCATGTTAATAACTTCCTGTCATAGACATTCGTTTAGATTGCTTTTCCCAATCTAAGCCGCCAAAATAGGCTGGCTGCATGACAACCATATAACCTAAAGCGTCGATAGGATCTTTACTAGCACCTTTTTGTCCATCTTGTCCAGTCCATTCCTTTAAACTGTAAATTAAATTCTGACAAGACTCATGTATCATTAGTTTTGGATGGTTTACTCCTTTTTCCATTGGTTTTTCTCTGTCCCATGACAAAAGATCATTGATTAATAGCACTCGCTCTTCAATTGGCAGAGCTGCGGCAGGCGTAAATATGAGCGGATTATCAGCCTGACTAAGCAGATCAAGCACGGTGACGCCACCGTCTTTAGTGATCGTCTCAGTTCCAGCGGTCCGAGGGTCAATCCAACGGTCAACGATCATCTCGCGCTTGTCACCGGCAGTCTCAAGGCTCCAGATAAGCTCGGTGTACTCGTTCACCCCACGGCCAGCACCCGCCTTCTGTGCCGGGCCAGCTCGACCGTCAGGCTTATCACTTGGCAAAGCCCATTCACCGTAGCTTTGGTCTGGCCATTCACGATAGACCCATAGTATACCGTGCTTGTCTACCCTAGCCCAAAGCATAAACCAGTTACGCGCGCCGGCTGGATCGATAGCCATGTAGTTGCTACCCTCGGGGATGACCTCTTCAGCGTCACCTTTCCATAGGTTATGGTCACCAAACATCGGAAATTCGGAACCAGCCGTCTGATCTGCCCAACCATAAGCGCGGATCTTAATGTCGTGGCTAGAGCGCCCCGAAAGCTCCTGTTTCATGCGCTCCCAGTTGTTATACGGGTTAAGCTCGGTATGATACCAGATGCAGGCGTGTCGTCCGTAGAGGTTCTCAGCTTGGTAGGGCATCTCGCCCCTTGGGACCGTTAGAACATTGTTATTGGGTAACAATGGAGATTTGCGGCTAGCCGTAACCTTGGCACTATTGATGTACTCCTTCACGACCTGAGTGTAACCTTGCACCGGCGTAAAGGTGACAATCAGCTTGCCGGAGCGGGTAACCAAACGGTAGCGAAGAGTCTCCAGCCAGTTCTGCGGGACAAGTTCATCGCACCAGACGTAGTCCACTTCGCCACCTTCGACGACCTTAATGTCCTGGGCGTAGTTAAGGAACCAGATCTGGTTGCCCATGTACACAGCCGTATTGTCACTGAACCCGTTCTTCTGGCTAAAGCTAATCTGCGTATGATTAGTTCGCTTAATGTTGCGTATCTCAGGCGGCAAGTACTTATAGAAGACGTTCTGCTGGGCAGAGACGCTAGTCATGTGGGTCGTGTGCAGGCACCAGATGCGGATGTTGCGTTTACCGTGGCGCTCCTTTACCCACTCAGGCGCCTGCCCGTTAAGGTCAGTGCCGATGAAAGCTTGGGCCATACGCTTGGCGGCAAACTCAGTCTTGCCACTTCTGTTCCCACCAAGGACGACCAGTTCATTGTAGCGGCCTAGCAGCTTATCCGCATCCGGCCAGTGCGGCAACTCGTGCCCATACCGCATGGGATCGTTGAGTTCCGCCTTAATCTTGTTCTCCCGCATCAAGAACAAGTCGAGTACCTTCTCCGGGCCAATGTTCTCGATCATCTCCAAACGCTGCCGCTTATTCGGCAACGGAAGCGTAGGATGTTCCTCCAGCTTATAGGCTAAGACTTTTTCGATAATTTCTTGATTTTTTTCATCCATACCTGTTGACGTTTTCCTGAAGATGGCCTATATTCCCTCTGTCGTCAAATAACGACCGTGTACCTTCTGCGCCACCTGAAACATCGGACGCACGAGCGACTAAATGGTTCCAGCCATCCCTCTTGGGCTGGATTAAACATCTGCTTCGGCTTCAAAGTTGCAGAGTGCTGACAGTCACGCCTACGAGAAGGGCAAGAGTTTCCCGAACGGGTAGCCATCACTCATGACTGTAATTGCGAAACGAACGACGACACTTATACGGATCGTTGATCTCATTTTTGTATAGTACTCCCCCAAGATAGGCAGTAATGCTGAGTCTTGGGGGTACTATGCTCACTCGCAACTCTTCTTGCCGGATTGTTTATCTCCTCCGGTGAGCAGCTTGCTGCGAGAGTGAGCAGCTGGGCGAAGCCTAGTGCGAACGGCAACACGAAGCAAGAGTAAGAGATAAAGCCAAACTTTAACTGCTCAGTAAGAAGTAAGCTTAAGCTTAAGAACAGATAATCCAGAGTATAGCCAACTCAAACGTGTTAAGTTGCATCTCTTGTGCGTTCACCAGGCTTAAGCACCACTTAAGCGCGATATGCAGAACATAACCTGCACTTAACGCGAACATAAGCGACTTAAGCTTACTCTTAAGCTGCTCAAGCTTCTCATATACCGCCAACTTGTCCTTAAGCGTCATCTTATGCATAGCGTCTTGTTCTTAACCCAAATACGTTGACCCTGACGAAAGTTGATCCCCTTCATACCAACAAACACCATATCCTCAACGTCTGTGCGTACCCACCGCTTGTTGGGATACAAATACACGATCCTCTGTTCCGTAGACTCGTTATGCACCGGGATATGCTTATGTTCTGTAACAGGCGGCACGTCCACCGTAACAAACTCTTCTACAGGTGACTCCTGCTCGGCCACTTCACCGAACAACGTACCGTCTAAAAGGTCGCTCCTGTAAATACGACGGATCCCGCGAAACGCCTTACGCTCGATGTAGTCCTCGTTGAGCTTGTATGCTAACGGCCTATACGCGCTCCCTAGATGCGCCTTAACAGTCTTTTCGCTTAGTGTGTACTTGGTCATGATACAGGCGACGGTACAGGAAAAGAAACGGCAGCGCAAGCTTACGCCCAACAAGGGCCAGCTAACCGGGCGCCCGCTCGACGTGTACCCCCACAGAAACACGTCTATTGCTCCCAGCGGCACAGCATGTACACACGCTGCCACACGCAGGCTAGGCCAAGCTACAGGTGTAGGGCAAGTGCAAAAAGAAACCTCCCTTGGTGCGCATCGTAGAGAGGCGTGGGAGGTGTTGTTGCAGCGCAGTATAGCGCAACAAACTTAGTGTGGCTAGTGTGCGCCCCTGTGAAGGAGAGACACGCAAGCCAGGATGTCTTGGCGGACGTAGGGGAATGTAGCATGGCGATGGGTGGCGTCAACTGCGAAGGGGGCCAGTTGGCGAAAAAAAATCTGAGGGGGGCTATGCGTCGCCGTCGCCGTCGTTCTAACAGGTCGCATCCCCCCCGCCCCCATCGCTGGTTTTACTCTATAGAATCCCACTCCAGATGACTATGTTTGTATTGTGTTATTGCCAACCCACTCAGCCGCAACAGCTTGCAAGGGCGGCTCAAACGTGACGTGCCGGATGCGCCGCTTTGGTGCTCGGCGGGCCACGTTTGACGGTGCCGATGGGACGTTGACGGATGAGCCGGGCGGGCGGGACGCG